AAAAAGCCTAGAAATCTGCGTTTTAACCTGTAAAATCAAGGAAAAATAATTTAAAAAAACTTTTGAACGGTCGTCCGAGCGGGGGGTATTTGGGTGGTAATTTTGTTACCTCGGAGAGATTCGAACTCTCAACCTACAGATTAGAAGTCTGTTGTTCTATCCAGTTGAACTACGAGGCATTTTGCTTTACATATTGTCTGTAACGTGTAAAGGTTTTTGGGTTTTCTTATCAGATCATTTTGGGGTGACCTTATTGAATTACTATAGGGGGGAATACAAATCTCGTATAAGATAATTATAAATACGTCTTAACTGAATACGTCCATAGACTGTAATACAAAACTGTTGTCCTTTGAAACTTTGTTTCTTGGTTAACCTATCTACAAAACCTAACCTTAGTAACTTCTTATGTTCTCTGTAAATCGGTGTCTGATTGGATCTATTGGCTAACCATCCCATACGTTCACATATGGTTATAACTTCTGGCATAGTATAATAACTAAAGTCCTGTTTGTTCTCACTCTCTCGTATTGCACAGGCTAAGAAGATCATGACTGTTCTGTACTGTAGTTCATGGTCTAAACTCTTAATGTATTTGTTTACGCTGTGATGATGGCTGAACAACTCAACCAATTTCTTGGCTACAACCATGGACGTAATACTAAGTAAATCACAAAGGATATTAAACCAATACTGTACATGAATTGTAATACTTTGTAATTCTGATTGTGTTGATGTTTACTTCTTCCTTGTCTCAATTCTCTGTCTTCTCTTGTCATCTCTTATTTAGTTTTAATTGTTAGTACTCAAAATCTTCAGGACGTTGCATCGTTAACATAACGAGGTCAAAATATTTACAGATCCTGCGAACGTTTCCCCTTTTGTGTGATATCCAGGCCAAAAAAGCATCCATCATGTCAATAACGTATAACAAACGATCATAACATACTGGTTATCAGGTAGGTGGGTGGGTATGTCTGAGTCCTAAGTGGACTGTTTTCGGATTTCAATGCCGATTTCTCAGGGTACCCAGTTCCTCTTTTCTCGTTCCCCTTTTCGATCTGTGACCCCATATACTAGGTGTTGCCACACAAAGACATCTACAATGACGTTCTGAGCAAATATAAGAAACTTTATTTAATTTTTAATGGTGTTATGCCGGACCATTTTTTAGACCATCTTAGAACCTTTTAAAATGATTCGGGGTGACAAACATGTAGTATATTGGTTTAATATAATATACTAGTATTATATATTATATATATTATATATTATACTATATATATAGAGGGGTAGCCAATTTGTCTAGCCAAGATAGCCATTATGTCTAGCAGTTAATATTAATGTTAAAAACTTGTTAATTGATTGCATCTGAACAGTCGTTCATTTCGTTAAATTGCATGACAATGAATATGATTGGACAACGAATAGCAGTTAAGGTTTCAAAGAAATACAACGATGAGGTTGAGTTTTCTTCTGGAGAAAAACTGTTTTTAGACGTTACCTGGAATCCAGAACATCACGTTACGATATGTGGAGAGGTCGTGGCTTTGCCTAGAGGAGAGTGGTGTAAAAACACAAGAGGAGATTGGATCAAGCAGGAGTTACAAGTAGGCGACCTAGTCTATTTCAATTATCTAACTGTAGATACTGAAAATCTTGTAACAGGGGAAAGGGATGTCTACCTTGTCGATTTAGAGGAGTGCTTTAGTTTTGTGAGGAGCGGAAGCCTAACTGCTATTTCCAATCATGTATTAGTGGAACCGGAAGTCATCGAGGAAAAGGTAGGATCTATATATGTAGGTGTACCAAAGAAAAGCGAGACAGAAGGATATGTTAGGCATATAGGTGCTCCACTTAAAAACAAAGATGAACTGGGTTTGATTAGTGGGGATAAGGTAAGATTTCATGAGAGAAATTCTTTTCTAAACAAAATCGAGGGTGTTGAATATTATGTGATGAAACAGGACGATTTATTAGGGAAGATAATTGGAGGGACCGTATAACATACCAAAATGTATTTTTGATCATGCGAGATTATATGTCGACACACGAGTCATGGCCAATCGTGACCACTACAAAAAACTATACTGGAAGTCTAGGAGTTACAAATACAAGAATCCTATTCTATTTGACGAGCCAGTAGACAACGAATTCTATACAGATTTTAAGGGAATATTAGCAGAACTGTTAGTTAGACACCACTTTGATTTAAAAGGGACTAATTATACTACCTCAGCCTTTGTAAAAGAAAAGGGAGTTTCTGATGCTGATTTAATTGTAAATGATAAAAAGATTGATGTTAAGGGTTGTGAGAGATCCCTTAAGGTTAATATGTTTACTATAGAAAAATTAGATGTAGACTATGTATTGTTTGTTTTATTCCTATCAGGTCAAAGATATGTTTTATTAAACTTTAAAAAGAAGGATATAAAGGATTGGGAAGTGGTTACAATAAACGATCGTAATAAATACTATGAGTTTAAGGTTGATAAACGTAGGTTTAGATATGACACCCCAAATCAAACTACCCCCAAATAAAAATTTTTAAAAAACGAGTAGCGAAAATAAGCCCCCGAAATGAAAAAACACGTTAAATTATACCATGAAGCCTTTATGCACGAGCCGGGTGATTGGATAGGGTGCGAAGTTTGTGATACTACTGCTGTCGATATACACCATATAGATCCCAGAGGAATGGGAGGTTCAACAGAAAAAGATAGTCCGGAGAATTTAATGGCATTATGTAGAGAGTGTCATTCATATTTTGGAGATAAGAAAAAGTTTAAAAACCTACTAAGAATAATGCATCGTGAAAAAGTTAAAAATATCTTTGAATCATTTAGCAGCGACCAAACTGCCTAAACCTTTATTAAGAGATTATATCTTACAAATGAAGATAGATCAACCATACCACCCTGCGATAAAGGTACTTCAACTTCATTGGGATAGAATGTTATAAGTTTTGTATTGCTCGTTCGATTTTGTCTACTACAGACATCTTCACACCATATAGATCTGGTGAGTTAGCATTTTCTAATGCTGCTAATACATCTAGAAGTAATTCAACCTTTCTTATTGCTAGTACATCTACTGCGTTTTGGTCACTAAGTATAAACGATTGATTTTCTCCTGCTGACATATTATTGATCCTTTTTAATTTTTTTAATTTGCTGAATCATTTGTTTAGATGGTTTTTTTCCTGAACCTTTTGCTGCTCTTATATTATCCCATAATCCTCTTTGAGAATAACTTCCATCTTTTCGTTTTATTAAATCTCCCATAACTTAGTATTTAGATTTCGGTTTTACCTTAGGTTTAACTTTTTTGATTATTTTATGAACCACACCCTACACATTCAATATACGAATCTGTAGGTTTTACACCATTAATTTTCATGGTTAGATTATGAATCTTGTCAGCAATTTCCATTTGCTCTCCAAAATCAGAAGTCATAGATTTTAATATTTCTAATTCTTCTACTTGTTGTTTTAAATCTTTAGCCATTATTTAAACTTTCCTTTACCAGTAGTTGTAACAGATCCTCTACCATCTCGACCCCCTAATAAATAACCATATCCATTTGCTCTAGCCCATTTAGCAGACTCTTTTTCAGATGTTTGTGATTTGAATATTTCATATAGTTCTTTAGGAGTCATATCACCACCTCTTTTTCTCATTTGAATTGCCAATTTTGATATTAAACCTTTAGGTAACCCTTCAGCCCAATGTTGTGTTTTAATCCAGTCTTCTCTAGTTTGAGTAATAATTTTTTCTTCTCTAGTAGGAACTTTTTTTATAATTTTTTCTTCAGAAACAACTTCTATAGGTTTTTTACCTTTATTAAATTTATCTCCTTCTCTTATAAAGTTTTCTATAGAACCAAATTCTCTTTTCTTACCATCAGGTAATTTATCCCACGCTGTCTGCCAAAGAACTCCAGTAGGCTTATGACCAGGCTCTAATCTTTTCTTTTTTATTATTTCTTCTACTTCTTTTTCTCCTTCGATAATTTCAATTCTCTGTCTTTTATTTGCAGTGTTTTCATCACCACCTATATAATTCCAGTCATAATTATCATCTTCTGCTTTTTTCGCAATCTCTCCCGCTCTTCTAATAGCCTCTTCCTTATCAAAATCTGTAGCAAGTTTTTTAGTTTCTTCTTCACGATCTGTCTTTGCTTTTCTTATAGAAAGAAGTCTATCTTTTTTTGCTTTAATTTCATCATTACGCTTTTGAGTAAAGGCTTCTCTTTCTGCTTTTCGTGCTTCCAATTTTTCTGTAAGAAGTGCTTTTTTTTCAGCAGCATCCTTTTCTCTTTCAGACATAGCATTTGCTCTAGCCTCCATAGTAGCCTTACGTTTTGCGATAAGAGCCGCTATTCTTGCTTTTCTCTCATTTATTTTTTTTTGCCTTGGGTCAATAATTTCTTCGTCTTCCATAATATTTATTTGTTTATTTAAACATTGCTTCACTCATAGCATTATAATTAACGCTTGCGTTAGGATCTAATGTAGAAGTATTATAAGTACTTGATTTCTCTTGCGGTTTTTTGTTTGCTAACCTAGCAGCACGAACTCTAGCCGCTTTTTCTCGCCTTAACTGCCTCTTATTTTTTGTAACAGGTTTAGGTGCCTTCATTGCAACTTCATCAGGTTTTATTTGCATAGGTTTTATACCAATTTTTTTAATTACACTAACTGGTTTCAATTTAGGTCTATCCATAACTTACTTATTACATTTTTTACACTTACTGTAAGGTTTTCCACACTTACACATTTTTTTTATTTTTGAATATGCCATAACTATGCTTTTTTAATTCTACTTTTTTCTATTCTACCTCTATTTGTAGATTGATCTTCAAATCCTACAATCACACCATTTTTATGTGATGCATCTTTCTTGTCTCCATTCCCATATGTACCCTTCTTACGATTGTACTTATTAAGAAGTGCTCTATATCTTATCATAGCAGGAGAAGACTGAAACTTTTTATATTCGTCTTTGTAATCTCTACCCGCCATTATTTCTTTTTATTTTTTTTAATTCTTTTTATAGTCTCTTCTTTTTTATTAGACTGTGCTAATAATTCTGCTGCTGCGGCATCAAAACCTTCATCACCAGGCTTAAGTGTAACTCCATTTTTAGTTACTGATCCAACACCTTTTTTACCATCTGTTCCATATGCTAACCCAACTGTACCTGATAATGATGTTGTGACTGAAGTATTTTTATTTATACTTTTTAATGGTTTGCCTTCAGGGTTATCTGCGTTGACAACAGGAGGTTTTTTATCTTTTTTAACTACAGGAGGTTTTTTATCTTTTTTAATTTTAGGTATATCTTGTTTAACTTTTTCTATAACTTCTTTACTTTTCTTTTTTACTTTTTTTATAATTTTATTTAAACCAGAAGGTCCTTTGGCTTTTTTGTATTCTGACTTAGCCTGCAACTCTTTAATTTTCTTTCTTATATTATATGCTTTCTGATGCTTACCAGAATCCTCAGCAAGTTTCGCTTTTAATCTAAGTTTTTCAATTTTATCCATTATAATTTTAAGTTTATACCAATCTTTGTAAAGACTAGGTTTTTATCCCAAAACTGGGTTCTTTCGTGTTCTGTAAAGATACCTAAGTTCTTGCTAATATTCCATCCAAAAACGACTCCGTAATTGAAATCAAGCCAATTGTCTTTGCCAATAAATGTTTCATAACTGTAATCTTCATCACCATATATGTGTTGATGTTTAGGAAATATATTTCCCCAACTATGAAGCCAGAATTTATCTCTAAAATAATAGTAATCTGCACCCACTACAAAAGATAATGTTCCTAGTATACCTATAGCATCTAATTCTCTTTCATTATAATCTGTAACAATATCTGTATAATCATTTTTTCTAAAATCTAAATCTGTATCAGCAATTCTTTCTCCATCTTCATTTAACCAATACCAGTCTATTTCATCTGCTTCTCCATCAAAGTCATAATCAATGTAATATCCAATATCTTGAAATCCATAATCATATGCTAAGTCCCACCAATTGTTGTCATCTAGATAATCCGAGATTGGGGAATAACCATAAGGTAAATGTGTTCTTACAGCCGCACCCGCAGATACACTAAACTTTTTACCTATAGGTAGTCTCAGTCTTAAATCTGCTGTTTTATAATCTAAACAAATTAAACCATTGTGTTGCATCTCTACTTTAGCAATCCAATAGTCAGCAATATATCTAATTAAATATCTTTCACTTTTAAAATCTCTACCCTGCTGTCTTCCTTTACTAAACTGAAATAAATATTCAAGCCCTTTAACAGATCCAATATTACTAGACAAAGACATGTTTTGTTCAGATCCATCATAAAATCTGTTTTCTCTGTTTTCATAATCCATTCTAGCAATTTTTCTAATACCAAATGAAATAGTATAATCGTTAGATGTTTCTGGAGTGATATTAATAACGTCACCCGCTTGTGTTACAAAATATTGTTCAGGTGTAAACAAAGGGCTAGTTTCAGTATAAGATCCAAATACTGTAGAGTATTTAAATATGTCTTTGAAAATTTGAGCATTAACTGATGTGCTCACCAACAATAAGAGTAATAATATTTTTTTCATTAAAATTTATTTCCGATTAATTCTTCTACTTTTTTTCTTATTTGTTTGTTGGTGTTTTCTGGAAATTTCATGCTAATACCTGTTTCTACTCTCATTACTTCTTTACCATTTTGAAATAATAAAATTGTAGGTAAATATTTTATAGATTCAGCATCGAAATATTTTTTATTTTTTTCTATATAAAAAGTGTATACATGACACTCTCTAAAATTATTTAAATTGATTTCAGATTCTTTAACAAACCCTGCTGAAAATTGAACTACGCTAATTTCATCTTTGTATTCCTGTGCTGAAATTGCAAATGATGTAAGGAATAGTATTGATAAAATTAAATATCTCATTATTTTTTGGTTAGTTCATAAAGCCTTTCATCCATTTTGTCTAATTGAGATTTAATCTCTTGAATGTTATTCTTTATATTATTTACATCTGCTTGTACACCTTCAACGGTCGCTCTAGTCAATTCATCTTTATAACTAAATTCAATTTTTGATACCTCAGGAACAGGTTCGACCATAGCCTTGGCGATGTCCGCCTTGAGTGTAAACCACATTGTTGCTAAACTTATAGTAAATGTTACTATTAGTCCAATCGTTTTAAGATCTAATGTTACTTTAGTTTGTTCAGAAATCTGTTGAGCCATTATTATTTATTTTTACCAAGTTTTACAAGCCCAATATCTCGCTTTCCATCTTGGGCCTGGATTATCACATTTATGTCTAGCCCTAAAAGATTTTCTTCTGCTAGGAATATTTTTTTTAATTTTCATGTTAGGATCACCAAAGTGAACAACAGTAACTTTTCCATTAGGTTTTTTTACATAAACCTTGCTTTTTTTTGCTGCTCGTTCTGACTTCATCACTTTATTAAGCGTAACAGTCTTACCTTGATATAGTGCCATAACAATTAAATAATGAGTAAATATAATATTTGCACCAAGTACCATAGCAAAAATTTAAGACCCAAAGCAGTGTAATAAAACTGAGATATAAATTTTAACACCTGTACTATAATAATCATTTACTTTTACCAAAAACCAACAATATGTCGTTAACTGAAATCTTCAATTCAGAAGACTTTAACAAAATGATATTTAGCCCATTCAAGGTTAAAGGATCATTAAAAAAGAAATATCCTAAAATGAAGATGTTTAGCAGTTTTCAATCTGCTGAAGATCAGATGATTGCATATGTTCTTTATATGTATGACCAAAACACTCCTATGAAAGAACAATTTCCAGATCTTAAAATAAGAAAAGAACAAGCAGCAATATTATCAGGGTTTGATCTTGTTAAAGACAATGAGAAATTGCATGATATATTTTTCTTTCAGTCAAGCAAATTGGTAGACATGGTAGACGAGTTTTTAAGAAAACAAAATAATAGAATATGGTCAATGATTGTTTCAAATGAGCAAACATTTTTTGAATACCAAACGAAATTATTAAGTCCAGTTGAGGGCGACCGAGATAAAGACATTCTACAGGCTTTGCAAATTAAGTCAAAAATTATGGATGATCTTAATACTATTAATGATAGGTTAGATTCATACTATATGAAATTGTATGGAGAGGATCAAGAATTATTAAAAGTAATCAAAGCAGATAAGAGGCTTACACCAGAATTTATTGCAAACTTATGACAGTAAACATTCAAGGAGTTGAATATACTATTCCACCAAAAGGAAAGGTCTTTAATGTTATAACTAAAGAAACAGAAAAGCGTCCTATAATAACTAGTTCTTCAAAAAAAACAGATCAGGTTTGGATAAGAACAGAATTGCCTGAAAACTATGAATATAAAAGAAAAGAAGAGTTAATAAGGCAAGCAGAAGATAAAGACTATTTTGATATTGAGTTAGAAAACTTTAGATCCCAAGAATGGGATAGAAGATTAAATGGTGTGTGGTTTATGAATAACGGTAAGGCTGAATATATTACCGGAATGCACTATTTATTTTTAAACTGGTGGAAAATAGATATAGGCTATCCAAGTTTTAGAAAAGTAGATCAAGAATATTTTTACTTTTTACAATCTTGTGTAGACAACCCTGAGTGTTTAGGAATGATAGAATTAACTAAACGAAGACAAGGTAAAACTGTAAGAGCCGGTGTATTTATGTTTGATCTTATATCTAGATCTAAGAATAAAAATGGTGGTATACAATCAAAAACTGCAAGCGATGCGAAAAACAATGTATTTGCAAAATCTATTGTTGGACCATTTAAAAAACTACCAGATTTCTTTAGACCGGTTTATGATCAGTCAAAAGGGGTCACCCCAACCTCAGAATTAAGATTTTATAGAACAACTAAACGTGGGAGAAAGTCTCTCGAAGATTTAGGTAAACCCGAACTCGAATCACAAATAGATTGGAAGAGTTCAGATAAATATGCATATGATGGAACAAAATTACACAGATACCTCGGAGACGAGGTTGGAAAAACTATGGAAGTGGATGTCTGGGAAAGGCACAATGTTGTTAGATTCTGTTCAGAATTGGATGGACAATATATTGGAAAATTACTTTACACAACCACTGTGGAGGAAATGGAATCAGGTGGAGAGTCTTTTAAAAAACTATGGAACGCTAGTAATCAAGAAGATAGAAATGTACATGGTAGAACTTCCAGTGGATTATTTCGATTCTTTACTCCCGCATATAAAACCTTATACTTTGACAAATATGGGTATGCAAATGAAGAACGTGCTAAGGACTATTATTTGGCTGAACGTGCAAATCTTGTCAATGACGATCGTGCTCTTTCGAGTATTATTAGGAGGAATCCGTTTACTATTGAAGAGGCTTTTAGGATAGATGGAGAAAGATCTTTATTTAATGCAATGAAGTTAAATGATCAAATAGATCGTATTTCTTGGAATGAAAATCTTTATACAAAAGGAAATTTCGAATGGGTAGGTGACAAAGAAACTGGACATGTAGAATTCAAACCTATGTCAAATGGTAGATTTAAGGTATCATATTTGTTTGAAGATTTCAAAGATGCTAATAATGTTATAAAAAGAGGTAAAAATTATTTTCCAACAAGAAAAGGAGAGTTTACTATGGGGTGTGATCCTTATGATCATGACTCTACTGTTGACCAAAGAAGGTCTAACGGTGCTTTCTATGTATATAAGAAACACAACTCAATATCAAATTTTTATGACAGTTCATTTATAGTTGAATATATTTACCGACCAAGTACCGCAAGACAATTTTACGAAGATGTTTTGAAGTGCTGTCACTATTATTCTTGTGACCTTCTTTTTGAAGATAACAAGATTGGTATAAAAAATTATTTTGAAGATAGAGGTTATTCTGCCTTTTTAATGTATTTACCTGGTAGTGCTAAACCTGGGATGAGTGGATCTGTGAAGACACATCAGCAAATTGCAGAAGTAAGTGAAGACTATATAGAAACTAATGTAGAGAAAGTTTGTTTTCCAGAATTGTTAAAAGACTGGTTAGAGTTTGATATAAGTAAAACGACAAAATTTGATGCGGCAATGGCAGCAGGATATACACTTATAGCAGATAAAAATATACTTCTAAAAAACTACCTCAGAAAGGGAAATTTAGTAGAGGCAAAAAATATGTTTAAAAAGTTTAAGGTAGGATGATAAAACACAAAGAAAAAGCAAACTATCCAAACCATAATGTAGACCCTGCTCAGAAGGGTAAGGATTGGTGTTTGTCATACGCTAAAGCAGCGTGGTCAGATTATACACAACATGGAACTCAATCTTTCCATAATAATAGAGGTACATATCCAAAAATAAAAGACTATGCACAAGGCAATCAGTCTATTAATAAGTATAAACAATTATTAAATGTTGATGAAGCAGATAATGAAAGTTGGTTTGCTATTGACTGGACTGTATTACCTATAGTTCCAAAATTCAGAAGAATTGCTTTAGGTAAATTAAGTAAGTCAGAATATAATATTACAGCGACTCCTATAGATTCATTAGCACAGTCAGATATAGAAACATATTATAAGACTACAAAAGCAAAAATGGATCTTAGAAATATGGCTGCTAAATCTGCACCAGGAATAGAAGAGTTTAGTGCCTTAAAAGCCAAGCCAAACGAACCATTAAATGACGAAGAATTAGAAATGCATATGGCTTATACATATAAGCATAATGCTTCTATTGAGATGGAACAAGGTATTGATTTGATCTTTCATACTAATGATATGGAAGAAAAAAGAAAACAAGTAAATGAATATTTGTTTGATTATGGTGTTGCAGGATATAAAGAGTTTATTGATAGTAATGGTGCTGTAAAAATTAGAGTTGTAGATCCCGCTAAATTATTAATATCTCATTGTAATAAAAGAGATTTTACCGATAAAATTCATATTGGAGAAATCACCGAAATGACTATTGCTGATCTAAAACAAAGAGCAGGAAATCAATTTGATGAAAAAGAATATCAAGATATAGCAGATAGGTTTTCTGGAAGACAGGGAAATACTAAAATGTTTCCATCAAACAAAAAGTTCTACAAGCATTATGATGATAGAAAAATATTAGTTTTAGATATGGAGTTTTTCTCTGTAGATGAAATGGTACACGAATCTAGAACAGATAAAAGAGGAAATAAAAGATTTGGCAGAGCAGGATATAATAGTAGTAATAAAAGAAAAAAGAAATATTTAAGATCATCCTACAAGACTGTTTATAAGATTTCTTGGATTGTAGACTCTGAATACTGTTTTAATTTTGGCTTGTGTTCTAATATGAAAAGAGTCAAGTCAAATTTGATGGATACAGATTTATCTTATCATTTGTTTTCTCCTGACTTTCATAATATGAAGCCATTAGGTATTATGGAACAATTAATACCTATTGCAGATCAGATACAAATATCATGGTACAGACTTCAAAATACAATTAATCAAGCAAGACCAAAAGGTATTATGATTGAACTAGGTGCGTTAGAGGACATTCCTTTAGGTGCCGGAGGACAACAAATGAAGCCAATGGATGTTATTGACTTATTTAATAAGACAGGTACGCTTGTTTACAGGAAAAATGATATAGGAGGTAAGCCAACTAATTATAAACCTATAGAAGAGTTAGAAAATGGATTAGGTAGAGATGCCATGACTTATTATCAAGTTATACAAAACAACATTGAGATGATAAGACAAATAACAGGTCTTAATGAATTTACAGATGGCTCTACACCTGATGCAAGATCACTAACAACTACTGCAAAACTAGCCGCTCAAGCAACTAATAATGCGTTAGCACATATTGAACAAGGCGAAAGAAGATTACTAGAAAGACTTGCATCTGCTGTTATAGTAAGATTACAGGATTCAGTAAAAAAGAAACCAATAGAAGGGTATATCAGATCTTTAGGTAAAAACACTATGGAGTTTTTTAAAATGACTCCAACTGTTTCTAAACATGAGTTTGGTGTAAAAATTGAAGATAGACCTACAGAGGAACAAAAAGCAAGACTTATGCAAATACTTCAAGCAAGTGTAGCACAAGGGCAAGTTGATTTTGAAGATGCTGTATTTATTGAGCAAATAACTAATTTAAAACAGGCTCAACAAGTATTAGCATATCGTATAAAAAAGAAACGAGAAGAAGCACAGCAACAGGCTATGCAACAGCAACAGCAAAATGGCCAGATTCAAATGCAATCTGCACAGGCTGCTGAACAATCTAAGCAACAAACTTTGCAAATGGAAATGCAGGCTAAAATGCAAATGGAAAAACTCAAAGCAGAACTACAATCTCAACTACAAAAAGAGAAATACCAGTTTGAATTAGAGTTAGCAGGCATGAGAGAGCAAGGTTCAAGCGAAAGAAGTTTGATGGACAATTTACCAACAAAAGAGGCTTTTATGGCGGGTATGCAGGAGCAACCTGAAGAAGAACCGGTACCTGGAGGAATGCCTCAACAACAATAAATAAATTAAAACAAAACACAAACAATTATGGAAGAATTCGATTTATCAGAAGTCAAAGTCATTGACGACAATGGTGAGGCTCAACCTGTAGTAGTTCCTGTAGAAGAAACTAAAACAGAAAATCCTGAAACAGAAAATGTAGAAGGGGATACAGAGGTAGAAAATACCTCCGAAGAGCAAACAGAGGTAAAAGAGGAGCCTAAAGCAGAAGAAACTGCGGCTCAAGAAGAAACTGCTGAAGAATCTGTACAAGAAACTTCAGAAAGTAATCTGCAAGATACTGTAGAGTTATTTGATCAATTAGATAGTATATCAAAAGACTTGACAGGTGGGAAAGCAGAAACATTAGAAGACTTTTTTGAAGAGTATAAAAAGATGAGAGATTCATCTGGTGCTCAATTTAAAGATGACTACATTAAAAATGCAGTCGAATATTACAATAAAACTGGATCGCTTACACCGTATTTAGAAGCAACTTCAGTTAACTATGGGGAAATGTCTGACGAACAAATCATGAGACGTGAACTAGAACAGGCGAACCCTACCCTATCTGCAAAAGCAATTGAGCGTTTGTATAGTAGAGACATAGTTAACAAGTATTCTTTAGACGAGGATAAGTATGATCAGGAAGAGGTAGAACTTGGTAAGGAACTTCTGAAAGCAGATGCGACCAAACTAAGAGATAAGTTTGTTGACGAACAAAAAAACTTTACTCAACCTGAAATTGAAAAGACTGAAGAAAATGAAACTGTAGACAATACTGCCCAAATGGAGAAATGGACAGAGACCGTTAAATCTAATGATTTTACTAAAGACGTTTTAGAAAACAAACGTATTTTAATAGATTATAATGATCAAAAGTTTTCTTATGAAGTGGAGAATCCTGAAGAGTTACAGGCTATGACAGTCGATAACAATAAGTTTTTTGCACTTTTTAAAGATGACCAAGGTCAAGTCGATTTTGATAAATGGTATAGAGTATTGGCTTATGCTTCAGACCCTGATGTTTACGATTCATCTCTTATTGGACATGGACAAGAGTTAGGACAAGAAAAGGTTGTTTCAGATTTGAAAAACCCTACAAAGCCCACAAAAAGTACACAACAATATAAAACACCATCTAGCCCTTTAGAGGGACTAATAGGTGCACTGAGTAGAGGTGACTCAGATGTTAAAATTATTCGTTAAATAAAATTAAAAATTAAAATATGGAAAATTCTAGTTATATAAGTTCTCTATCATTCCTACAACATTCATTTGTTCAAGGAAGAGAGATCTTATCAAGCGTCTTAGACGTACAAAACGAAGAGGAAGGATTCCTTGACGTTATGCAGGCATTAGGCAAATTAAAGCCTACTAGCCAACCAGTATACCATGCATTCGTAAATGAAGCATTGTATAAGGATAATGTAATCACTATTTCTGAAGCAGGAGCAAACAATACAGGAAAACAAGCCGGTATTTCAACTTCAGCAAGAGGAAATGCAAGAGTTGGTGACTTAATGATGGGAGTATCAGGTAATGTATATTTACTTACTGCGATTGCTGCCAATGGAGACATTGATTTTGTACCAGTAGATGGTGCAGGTGTTGCAGGTGATTATAATGCATCAGGAGACAAATTTGTTGTTTTCTCTAATGCACAAGGTGAAGGATCTGGATCTCCAGACCCAATTAAGTATGGCCTTACAAAGCAGTCTAACAGAGTGCAAATCTTTAAAAACAAATACAGAATCTCTGATGTTGCTAAAGCATCTAAGATTACTGTTGAGTATAAAGGTAAGCCTTACTTCATGTACAAAGGTACTTACGAAGCATTACAAAGATTTAGAGGTGATATCTCTAACGCTTTAATGTTTGGTGCAGGATCTGGTGACTTCTACGCAGGAGCAACCGTAGGTGATATGGCAATTGGCGGAAACGCAGTACAAACTACTAATGGTCTTAAGCAAGAACTTAAGGCAGGTGGTATTTTGAACTCTTCTTCTCCTTATGGTTTTACTACAGACGTACTTACTACACTATCTAATCTTACTTCTGCTTTAAACAAAGCAAGAGCACCAAAAGATTACTGGATGTGGTTAGGAACTTCTGCTAACATTAAAATTGATAACGCTCTTAATGGTTTAACTAGTGCAGGATTAACTGGTGCTAGATTTGCTGTTGATGGTAAAAACATCGATTTAGGTGTTGACAAGTTTAGCCTATATGGAAGAACTTGGAACAAGAAGCAATTATCTATCTTAGATCACAATGAACTAGGTTCTACAGTAACTGGATCTGGTGAAATTTACCTTGTACCAACTGGACAAGTTAAAACTGCCGGAGGTGGTGGATCACAAGATTACCTACAAGTACGTTACTTAGAAGGAGATGGAAACAACTTCTCTTTCAGAGAAACTTTGACAGGTGGACTTGCTCCAACTCCAACTAGTGCTGATTCAATTCTTGACGTAAACTACCAGGCTATTATGGGTCTAGAAGTTTTAGGAAAAGAACACTGTGCACTTGTAACAGGATTCTAAGAATCTTTTATTAATTCTAAGAAGGGGGGAGTTAACCCTCCCCTCTTTTTTATAAAACTTCAACAATTATGATTAAAACAAAAGAATATAATAACGTTAAAACACCGCCTCAACTAAAAAGAAATGAGGTAAAGGTGTTCCAATATTTAAATGTGAAGCCAGATAAACAAAATCCTGGAAAGGTAGTAATGCCATCTGTTCACATGATTCCAGAAGTAGATAGAGTATACGATAAAGAAATAGATGATTATGTAGATATTGCATCTATTAAATCTTTAGGTGTTGGTGGAAAACCAGTATTTAGTACAATACAATTTACTAAACAAGAAAAAGGATTAATGGCTTTAAGAGGCAGCAAAACAGGAGATAGAGAAATATTTCAATATCTTATGATGTCTAATTTCAACGCTTCTAATCCAAATAGAGACACTAGCGTTGTTCCATTATATAAATTAATGGAGCCGAAGAAAGATGCTGCTGATTCTAGAAAGCACAGAACTTTAAGAAGAGACGCTATGAATGTCGCTGCTGAACTTTCTGCTGCTGAGGTAAGAGAATTTATCGCTGCACTAAATAAAGATGAAAAAAGAGATATTTCTATTCTTAGAGATGAGTTAGAAATTATGGCTGAAAAAGATCCACAACAATTCATTACATTAAGTAAGGATAAAAATAAATCTATTCAAGCAAACTGTAAGTCTGCTATTGATAAGAAAGTGATCAGATTTGATAAGGCTACTAGTACATTTTTATGGGTTTCTACTGGAGAGACTATAGTACAGGTGCCAAGATCATCCAAATCAAGTTATTTGCAAGGGTTCACCAACTTTGTTTTGAGTAACAAAAATGGGGAATTAGTTTACGAAGAAATCGTAAAATTGCTTAAATAATTTGTTGTTGGTTTGTTTTGAAAGTCGACCAAGGGAAATTAGTACTGAGGTCGACTTTTTTTTTACTTAAAATATGAGCACATTCACAAATGATACCGGTAGTGTATCAATAGATTTTACAATACAATTTGATCTAACCTCAACTCCAAAGTTGGTGGTTACGGATGCTTCTACCTATTCTCAGGCACAAACAGGAGTAAAAATTTATATAAAAATAACAAGACCTGATGGCATTGTAAGAAACCCTGGCGAAGGTGAAGTTGATATTACAGGAAACTCTGGTAGTTTACCTGTTTTTAATTCTTACGTTTTACCGTTATCGCCTACAGATGGCCAAGTTAGTAAGGGCTCTTATAAAGTAGAATATAGTTTTACAGTTGGTGACGCTACAGTTGTTAAAAAAACTAAAACTATTTCATACGATTTTACAAAAATTCAACTTACTACTTTTCAAGATATAAATGAATATACACCTTTAGTAAAAGTAAAAGACACGACTCCTAGTTATGATGTAACAAACTACACGTTAAGTAGTGTTAGTAGATTATTTAAAGGACAGAATAACGTAAGTAATTCGTCTATAACTGATCAAACAACTACAGCAAATACTAGTGTTGCTAGAGAATTTTCTTTAGCAGACACAAATTCTAAATTATACGACAATAAATACACTGTAGATTTGGAGGTGACCTTAAATTACACACATAAATCATTTAGTTGGTTTAGTGTAAAATCTAAAAGCATAAAAAGAGATATTGTAAAAATACATAAGGTTCCAACAAAGTTAGAAATGATAACTTTCTTTAATACATTAAGAAATTTAATAGAAACATATGATGGTTATAATAAGTCATTATTTGATAAGTATACAAAAAATTATGAATTTGTTATAACAGGGTTCGATCTTTTAGAAAGAAGATTAGATGCAGGGCTAAGTGATGACGAAAACACAGATATTTTAAGAGATATATTAGGGGTTCTTAGAAACGATGTTCCAAGGGAGCATACAGGAGATGAATTAACTGCTGTGGATTTAAATGTTTTCTCTACCGGCTTTAGTGTTTCTTGGACTGCCTTACAAAATGTACCTACATATAATCCATTTGCAACATATGAAAAAACTTTTGCATCAGCATCTGCTACATGGGAGATAACTCATAGTTTAAATAAAAAGCCTTCAGTCACACTCGTTGATGAATATGATAATATTGTGTTTGGTGCTGTAGAATATGTAAATTTGAACGTTATAAAAATCACATTCAATACCCTCACAAAAGGTAAAGTATATTTAAATTAAAGCACTATGGCAATAGAATATTTACATCATATTAATCTTAGCAATAACGAGATACAAAATGTTAAGATAGATAATAAGACTACGACACAAAGAAATGCAATGACCAAAGCGGCAGGTCATGTAATCTTTAACACTACCTTAAGTAAGTTCCAATTTTATGATGGATCTGCTTGGCTAAACTTGCAGGATGAATTAGTTGCTTCTGAAGTAAGAGCAATGTTTTCACAAGGCACAGGTATCACAATCACCAATGGTCAGATTGCTACCACTATCACACAATACACAAATGCAGACGTACAGTCTTATTTGAGTGGAGGTACTGGAGTTACCCTTTCAAATTCTGGTGAATTTTCTATTGGTCAAGATGTTGCTGATAATGCGGATGTAAAGTTTAACGATATACAGATTGATGGTAATGCTATCATTGATGGAACACTAGGGGTAAATGGTAACGTTACTTTAGGTAATGCTACTTCTGATACTGTAACAATTAAAGGTAATCTTAATGTAGAGGGATCAACAGTAACAGTTAACCAAACAGAGATTAATGTTCAAAATGCTTTTGTCTTTGAGGGAGCATCGCAAGACACACATGAAACTACTTTATCTATTGTTGATCCAACTGCGGACAGGACAATTAATCTTCCTGATGCAGATGGAACTATTGCATTGACAAGTGGTCTTAGAACTGACGACCAAATCAAAGGTGTTGTTGGGGGAATGATATCCAACAATACTGAGAGTGGAATTTCAGTTACATATGATACAACTAACAAGAATTTAGATTTTAATGTAGCAGACCCAACAATATCACTTACAGGAGATGTTACTGGTTCTGGAACCATGACAAATCTTGGTAACGTATCTATTACATTAGACACAGTAAAAAATAAGGCAGCAAACGGAACAGGCCCTGCGGCAGATAATGATACAGATTTTACTTTTCAGCATAGTTTAGCAACTTCTAATGTTATTGTACAAGCATTTAAATCAAGCAAGATGGTAATGTGTGATGTAGAAATCATAGATTCTAATAATGTAAAACTTGTGTTTGCACAAGGACAAACCGCAGACAGTATAACCGTAAACGTTATTTCTGCTGCATCATAAAAAATAGCGGAACATGGCAATAGAGTTCTTAAATGGAATAGACTTAGCGGGAACGCTTGAGTTAAAAACACTTAGCACAAATACATCCTCAACCACAGCGTTGGTTATGTCAGGAGACGAGGTTCAAAAAAGAACCTTAGGATCTGCTGCATTTGTTGATACTACAGATTTTTTAACGTCCTCATCTACACAGGCTAAATACCTAAGAAGCGATATATCCGATTCTGGAACTGGAACATTAACTTTAGGTGATACTGGTGCTGCTGACAATCCTTTAATATTAGGTAGTAGTTCTCAAACATCTTACACTCTTCAACAGTGGCAAACTTCTGCACATGGAACAAACAATGCCTACATAATTGCATATGGTGCAGGGCATGGTTCTCAAGCAGGTAATTTTGCTATGAAAAATACCGTTTCAAACGGTGAAATATTTTTTGAATTAGCCGCAGGTGTAGAACCATTAAGAATGACATCTACTGGAGCAACTTTTGCAGGTGATGTAAGTATTGCTGAAAAATTAATCCATAGTGGTGATACAAACACTTACATTCAATTTTCAGGAACTAATGATAAAATTGTTTTTTCAACAAATGGAAGTGACGCTTTAACATTGGATGCCGCTAATGCTGCAACTTTTGCAGGAACAGTTTCTACAGGTGGTTATTTAACATTAAATTCAGGA